AACTGGGATAAGTTTTATCTTGAGAATATAGTTAAGTGGTGGAAGAAGAAGGCAGGTAAGAGGTATGATAAATTAAAGCAGGAAGGTAGGTTTAGAGATAAGGTCGAACTCTGGACAGAAGATTCTGATATTCAGATTATAAGATAAATGAAAGATTGGACATTAAAAATTTTTGATGACGTGTTGGACGATGATGATCGTATCTTTTTGCTCGATTCTTTTGCAGATGATGGTATGATTGGTGATGTACCTTTTGCTAGTCATGGACTTTCAATATATTGGTTTGCAAACGAAACAAATCATCCATGCAAATATCTTATAGATCTTCTTGTAAGTATAGCAACTGATTATTTTGACTTTTCTGATTATGTTGGATATGAAGCTTGGACGCATATGAATACTCGTCCTGGACAAAATATTGATGGATATTTATCTGGGGGAGAAGTTGATTCAGATTCCAATATGAATAAGCAAGGAGGACAGTCTTCTTCACATGATGGTTGGCATTATGATAAAGATGAATTATATTTTAATAGAACGGGTGATATGAAATTCCCTATTTGTTCATTGGTTTACTATCCTTTGGTTGCTAAAGATCTTAAAGGTGGTAGATTGGTATTTGAAGATCATAAGATAATACCGAAAGAGAATAGATTGGTTATGTTTTCTCCTGGAGAAATACATACGGTTGATGGATTTAAAGGAAAGAGATGTTCCTTAATTATTAATCCTTGGAATACATCTCATATTCCAGATACTTCTAGGTATTAGATAATGGATAATCTTTATATCGTAGATGATGCATTGGATGATAGTGAATGTACTTGTTTGTTAAATTCAATTAAAGGTTCTAAAATTACATCAGGTGCATCTTGGTGGTTGGGGGATTATATAGATGATCTTCCAATATATTGGTTTGATTCGGATACAGATCATCTTTGTAAGGATCTTTATATACGTTTGTTAGTTATAGCAAGTAATTATTTTGATATATCCGCTTTTGTTGGATATGAAACTTGGACTCATATTAATAGTAAACCTGCTGATTGGCATCAAGATAAAGATGAGAGACTTATTCAGATATATGATAAATTACAGTTTCCTCTTTGTACATTGGTTTACTATCCTTTTGTTGACAAAGATCTTAAAGGTGGTAGAGTAGTATTTGAGGATGATACTACTGTGGTTCCAAAAACAAATAGATTAATTATCTTTGGTCCAGGAGTATGGCATTCTGTTGAGGAATATACTGGTGAAAGATTTGCATTGATAATTGGTCCTTGGAATAAAAAGATTTGTATGGAAAAATGTTACGATCCAAATGCCAATGACTGAATCTAAATGTCATTGCATAGCGGACGTATTGAACGAGAGTGATCATGATCTCTTTATGAAAACAATTCGCGCAGGAAATATACCATATATCCCTGAAGTTGATAAGGTTTCGAGAGGACCTTTGGGACCATTTAATGAAGATGAACTTGACATATATTGGTATGATAGGTGTGAAGACCATCTTTGTAAAGGGATCTATGCTCAGTTCTTAGATATAGCAAGTGAGTATTTTGATTTTTCTAATATTGTTGGATATGAAACTTGGTTCCATATTAATACTCGTCCTTCCCCCTATGATAATTATGATGCCTTGTTCGAAGAAGGCCCTGATGGAGTAAAGATGGAAGGTAGTGGTTGGCATGTTGATAGGGATGAACGATATAGACAAAAAACTAATGAAGATCGTTACCCTCTTTGTTCAATGGTATATTATCCTTTGATTGATAAGAGTCTTAGGGGAGGTAGGTTGCAATTTGTTGATCATAGTATAATACCAAAGACAAATATGTTAGTTATCTTTTCTCCAGGAGTATGGCATAATGTTGAGCAATTTTCTGGAGGAGAAAGAATCTCTGTAGCAATCAATCCTTGGGATAAACCTACACTCACTGCAGAAGAATATTATTACGAGGAGGAAGAGTAAGATGGGTAATGAATTAAAAGATTGGTTGAATTCGATTAATTTTACAAAGAAAGATTTGTGTGAGGAAGACCCTGATGCAATTAAGGGGTATTCTCCATATATTATTAATCGATGCTTATCAGGTCACATCGATTGTATTATGTTTGTTAATGAAATGAACAAATATAATTTCTTAGATAAAGATATGCAATATTCTTTTTATCTAAATACTTTGAGGAAAAAGAAGAGATTTTCTCCCTGGCTCCGTAAGGAAAAAGTCACGGACCTCGAAATCATTAAACAATACTATGGTTATAGCAACGAAAAAGCATCACAAGCTTTAAAGATATTAACCCCCGAACAAATTAATTTTATTAAACAACGACTTGATACTGGAGGAATGAAATGACTGGAACAGTTGAACCAACTGTAGAGTGGTCCCAGGATAAAATGCTGGAAGTGGTTTTAAATGAACCAGATGATTTTCTTAAGGTGCGTGAGACTCTAACTAGGATTGGAGTAGCATCTAGGAAGGAGAAGAAACTCTATCAGTCTTGCCATATATTGCATAAGCAAGGTAGATATTTTATTGTGCATTTTAAAGAGCTGTTTGCTCTGGATGGGAAACATGCTAATCTTACAGTTAATGACGTACAGCGACGTAATCGTATTACTCGCTTACTTGCTGATTGGGGACTTATTTCAGTAGTGAGAGAAGACTCTGTTGCGGATATTGCACCACTTAATCAAATCAAAGTTCTTGCTTATAAGGATAAGGGAGATTGGATATTAGAGCAGAAGTATAATATAGGTAAGAAGACTAGGACTCAGGAATCTGAATAATTGAAAAAATTTATTTTTGATGTTGATGGAACTCTGACTCCTAGTAGACAGAAGATCCCTTTGGAATTTTCTCCTCTTTTCTGGGAGTTAACTCATAGTGAAGAAGTTTATCTTGTCACTGGTAGTGATAGGCAAAAGACTTTGGAACAAGTTACACCAGAGATATACAATAATTGTAAGAGAGTTTATAACTGTTCTGGTAGTGATGTGTATGAGGGGGATGATAATGTTTATAGATCTGAATGGGAGTTACCTTGGGAGGTAGAAAGATTTTTAGATGATGAATTAGATTACAGTCAGTTTCCTATTCGTAATGGTAATCATATTGAGAGGAGGCCTGGTGGAGTTAATTTTAGTATTTTGGGTAGATCTAAAGATCCTTTTCTTGGTAGAAAGGAATATATGGAATGGAATGAAAGGACTAATGAAAGAGCAGATATATCAGATAGATTGAGGAGTGCGTTTCCTGGTTTGTCTGTAACTCTTGGTGGTCAAACCGGTATTGATATTGGACCTTGGGGTAGTGATAAGAGTCAAATATTAAGAGATTTCTCTAAAGATGATGAGTTACATTTCTTTGGCGATAGAATGGAGAAGGGTGGAAATGATTATTCTTTAGCGGAAGCAGTAAAAGAGATGGGCGGTTATCCACATCATGTTAAAGATTGGGAAGATACCCGAACTCAATTATTGGGTATCTACGACTGATGTTTTAGAGGGTCTGTGCTATAAATAGGTATGAACGCCGAAAGGGTTCACAAAACACAAACTCGCTTAACAAGGAGCTAAGAAGATGACTAACCTAGCAAGGTATCATGCTGCCAATTTACCTGAATTGTTTGAAAAGATTCAGAGAAATAGTCTTGGTATGGATGAATATCTAAATCGTTTTTGGAATGAAACATCACAACAGAATTACCCCCCTTACAATATTGTTCATGTAAGCAATGTAGAGTCTAGACTTGAGGTTGCTCTTGCTGGATTTAAGAAGAAAGAAGTTAAAGTTTATACAGAGTATGGTAAACTGGTAGTTGAAGCACAGGTAGAGGAGAAGGAAGACAAGAATGAGTTTATTCATAGAGGACTTGCTAAGAGATCCTTTACAAGGTCTTGGACTATTTCTGATGATACAGAAGTCAGGTCAGCTGATTTTGAAGATGGACTACTAAATGTTACTGTAGGAAAGATTGTCCCAGAGCATCATGCTCGTAAGGACTGGCTCTAACCAAGTGTTGAAATGTATTTCAAGAGGGTGCTTTACACACCCTCTTTTTAATGGTATAATTAAAGAAGGTATGTAAAGATTATGGCGATTAAAGTCTTAGTTTTAAAATCTGGAGAAGATCTAATTGCTGATGTGCAAGAGATGGTTAATGACAAGCAGCAAGTCATTGGTTATTTTCTTACAAAACCAGTTGCGGTAAAACTCAAAACAGTATCTGTACCTACTCCAGAGGAGTATGACCCAGAAACTGATAATGAAACAGAACTTTCTATTACAATGATGCCCTGGGTTCCTTTAGCAAGAGATAGAACAATTCCACTTAGTACAGATTGGGTTGTTACTATGGTTACTCCAGTAGAGAAAGTTTTAGATATGTACGAAAAGGATGTATTAAAAAAGGAACCTAAAATCGATGGAAAAACCTATGATCAAGTTACTCATCTTGACGACCCGCGAGATGTTGGTCTCACAGATTGAAGAGGTTGGTGCAGCAGTTCCAGGAGAACCTGATTGCAAATTAACAGAACCATTTCTTCTTGGAGAGCAAGATACTTTGTCTCCTTGGTTGGTAAATTGTATTAGTCAAAATGAATTTATGGTATCATCGGATAAGATATTAACACTTGTTGATCCAAAACCCACTCTACTTGAGAAATACGAAAAACTTATTAAATGAAAAATTTCTACACCAATGTTCAACTAATCGGGAATCAATTCCTGGTTCGTGGTGTAGAGAATGGAAAGAGATATGAACATAGGGATGAATTTTTCCCTACATTATTTGTTAAGTCTAAGAAGAAGACTAAATATAAGACGTTAAGTGGAAAATCAGTTGAATCTATTAATCCAGGAACGGTTAGAGACTGTAGGGACTTTTATAAGAAATACGAGGATGTGGAAGGATTCGAGA